CTCTTTTAGGCGCTGAATTACAAGCAACTGCAGGAACAGTTCTTGATTTAGTCGTTGATAACACCGGTGGCGCTAGCACAGTAACAATGGTTGTTGGCACTAACGCAATTGTATCAGACGCTGGTACTACTACTGCAGCCTCTTTTGGTGATTTAACTATTGCCTCAGGCGTTACAGGTATGGCACGATATACTTTATTATTTAGTAGTGCTACTGCTTATACTATTACACGTACAGCTTAATAGGAGAATAGACAATGGCTATAACAACAGATATATGGGCCGTCACTCCTAGTTATTCAGCTACGTTATATAGAGCCGCAGCCGCTATTGGTGGTGCTGGCGATATAACATTAATAACTAACCAGCCTCTAGATAACGGGGCTGGCTATCAAATTCTATTTACTTGTGCAGGCGATGCAACTGCTGCTACATTTACTATCACTGGATATGTGTCTGGGGATTTATCTCAGTCTGTAACCACTGAAACTGTAGCTGGCGTTGATTCTGGCACCGCAACTTCTACAAACTACTATTCTAGAATTACTAGTATTTCATCAGATGCAGCGGTAGCAACCAATGTAAGTATTGGAAACGCTATTGCTAACGGTATGGCTTTACCTAGAACTAGAATGAAAGGATTCTATTTTGTAGGTTCTGCAGGAGCAGGTAGTGTTACATTAACCTTAGATGGTAATGCAGCATCAGATAGAGTTTTATTAAGTATAGCTACACCAGCTAATGTAGGGTCACAACAAATGTCTCTACCAGGCGACGGAATTTTAATTAACGGAAATGAGCCACAAACAACGTTTGGAGTAGTAACTCAAACAGCAGCTGTGACATCATTAACGGTATTCTGTGGATAAAATATGGAAGAAGAGCCCAAACCAACTAAGAATGAAGAGCGCCTCGAAGAACTGAGGCGTTGGTTTGAAGCATTAGGAGATTGTGTATAGATGGCAACACCTAGAAAAAAAGGAATGGGAATTAAAACTTCGGTTAAGTCAGGTAACTTTAGAAAGACTAAAACAGGAGCGGGGATGACAAAGAAAGGCGTAAAAGCCTATCGAGCTGCAAACCCAGGTTCTAAACTTAAAACAGCTGTAACAGGGAAAGTTAAGAAAGGTTCTAAAGATGCAAAAAGACGTAAGTCATTTTGTGCAAGATCGGCAGGACAAATGAAGAAGTTTCCTAAAGCTGCTAAAGATCCAAACTCTAGATTGCGTCAAGCACGTAAACGATGGAAATGTTAAAAATGGATGAAACAACAAAACACTTAATAGACTTATCGGCTATCTTCACTGCCGTGGGTACCATGATGTCGTGGCTACCACATTTGGCTTCACTATTTACTATTATATGGATGGCTATTCGTATTTGGGAAACCAAAACGGTACAAAAGTTATTTAGTAAAAAAGAAGTTATTGAAGATGAAGGGGCTAAACCAAGAAAACCAGAAGCTTCAAGTAATAGGATTAATAAGTAGTGCCACCTAAGTCTAAGAAACAAAAGAAGTTTATGCAAGCAGTAGCTAAAAACAAAAAGTTTGCTAAAAAAGTAGGGGTACCACAAAAAGTAGGAAAAGAGTATATTAAAAAACCAAAAAGGAGAAAAGCATGAATACCAAAAGAATGAACCGCCTTGAAGAATTAGGTAGAGTAGATAATGAGAAAGCCTATACTAAAAAAGGTAAAAGAAATTTAAAAGATGAAAAGAAACGTGTAGTCGACGAATTAAAAATGAAAAAAGGCGGTAAAGTCAAAGGGTACGATGAAGGCGGCAAGGTTACTATGACTTCTATGAAGAAAGATAAAGAAGGTCGTGCTATGGCTAAGAATAAGAAAAAAATGACTAAATCTCAAATGGCAGATGCAGCTGGTAGAGCTATGATAGGTAAACCTGTGGGTGCTCCTAAAAAAGCTAGAAGTAAAAAAATGATGATGGGTGGTAAAGTCAAAGGATACAAGAAAGGCGGAGCAGTTGGCTCAGCGTCTAAACGCGCAGACGGATGTGCTACTAAAGGTCACACCCGTGGTCGTATGGTCTAATGGCTTGCTCAGTATGTAAGACTAAAGCTAAGACTAAAGCTAAGACTAAAGCTAAGACTAAAGCTAAAAAACCTGCGTTTAAATCGCATATGATGTACGATAAGAAAACAGGTAAAGGTGTAAAAGCTCCCACTATGGCTAAACATCTAGCTTTGAAGAAAAAAGGATATGGACATAGGAAACCTAAAGCATGATGAAATCTAGAGGAATGGGTATAATTAGCAAAATGAAAAAAGGCGGAAGTGTAAAAGATGCCTGCTATCATAAAGTAAAAGCAAGTTATAAAGTCTTCCCTAGTGCTTATGCTTCTGGTGCTATTGCTAAGTGTAGAAAAAAGAAAGGTAAAAAGTAATGGCAGTCAGAAAGACAGCTAAAGGAGCCGCTTTAAAACGTTGGTTCAAAGAAGACTGGAAAGACGTAAAGACAGGCAAAGCTTGTGGCAGGAAAAAAGGTGATGGCAGGGGCACACCATATTGCCGACCTAGTAAACGAGTATCTGCTAAAACTCCAAAGACATCTGGAGAAATGACAGCAGCACAGAAAAAGTCTAGAATAGCCCAAAAGAAAAGACTTGGGCAACCGGCAGGGAAGCCACGTAGAGTAGCTTCACTTAGGCGTAAAAAGACAACAAGGAAGAAAGCATAATGACTACAACGAATACACATGCATTTAATTTAGATCTCAACCTTCTTGTAGAAGAAGCGTTTGAAAGATGTGGTGCAGAGTTAAGAACAGGATATGATTTAAGAACTGCAACTCGTAGTTTAAATTTACTTACAATAGAGTGGGCTAACCGAGGCATAAACTTGTGGACTGTTGAACAAGGACAGATACCATTAGTTGCAGGTACAGCCACTTACGATTTGCCCGCGACTACCATCGACCTCATGAGTCAAGTCATAAGAACTGGGTCTGGAACAACTCAGTCAGACATAGCTATTTCTAGGGTGTCAAATCCTACTTATGCATCTATCCCAAGTAAGAACGACACGGGCAGACCAATACAAGTTTATATAGACAGACAAGCAGAGATACCTAAAATAACTCTATGGCCCGTTCCTAATGACACAAGTTATACTTTTGTATACTGGATGTTAAAAAGAATTGATGATGCAGGTACAGGTGTTAACACACAGCATATTCCATTTAGATTTTTACCATGCATGGTAGCAGGGTTAGCTTATTATTTATCGCTTAAGATTCCAGAAGCTGGAGACAGAGTACAATTTTTAAAATCAGAATATGAAGAGCAGTGGCTACTCGCTTCAACTGAGGACAGAGAAAAAGCAACTTTAACCATAGCACCAAGAACATCATACGTATAGGAGATTAAGATGAAAGAAGTACCAGCAAATAAAAAGAAAAGTTTAGGAAAGTTACCTACACCTGTGCGCAACAAAATGGGATACATGGAAGAAGGTGGATCAGTACCAAAGATTAAAAAAGGCTCACCTGAAGATAAAGTAAAAAAGAAATTTTTAGATACTAACCCTTTATTTAAACTTGAGAAAAAAGTTAAAAATAAGTTAAAAGAAAAACTAGAAAAGAAAAAGAAACGTGGTACTCCTATTATTTCTAAAAAGAGAGGTAGTGTACGCGGAAAGGCCCCAGTTCGGTATACGCCATCTGGCCCAAGAAATAGTTTTGGTAAAAAACGTTCTGATCCAGCTGCTCCTGCAATTTCCACAAGAAAAAGAAATGATCAAGGTCCTGAACGGAGCATAGATGTAATGAAAGAAAGAATGAAAAGAAAATCTGGTATGAATAAAGGTGGTATTGTAGATAGAAACTATCTTAAAGGTAGATAATGAGCAATAGGTATACAACTAATAAGAATGCAATAGCTGACTGTGATGTTTGTGGTTTTCAGTTTAAGCTTAGAGAATTAAAAGATTTATATGTAAGAAAAACTAACACTAATGTTAAAGCTTGTAAGGAGTGTTGGAACCCAGATCAACCACAGAATATGCAGGGGATGTATCCAGTAGAAGATCCTCAAGCAGTGCGAGATCCAAGACCTGACCAGAGTTTTAATGACAACAACGTAACTGGGTCAAGAGATATACAATGGGGATGGGAACCTGTTGGTGGAGCACGACCCCCGTCTAATGAGTTTACAGGAAATAATTTAGTAAGTTCAGGAGTAGTAGGAACTGTTACAATAACAATAACTTAGGAGAAAGAAATGGCTAAAGAAAATCAAGAAAGAAAACCGAAAATGGTAGATGGGTTTGCACAACCTCAAGATGTACCTGTACCTAACTTTGCAGGTTATCCTGAAAAAAATGTTAAAACAACAGGCGTAGAAACTCGTGGCAATGGTGCAGCAACTAAAGGCACTAAAGCTCGCGGTCCTATGGCGTAAGGATAGTTTATGACTTACGCAGAATTAGTTGCTCAAATACAATCGTATACTGAAGATGAATACTCTACAGTAGACGTAAACACATTTATAACTCAAGCTGAAAACAGAATCTTTAATGGGGTTAATCTTCCAGACTTAAGAAGAAATGATACAGGTACTATTAACGCTGGTAATAAATATTTAAATGTACCAGCTGATTGGTTAGCTACTTATAGTTTAGCTTGTATTGATAACGCAACTAACGAATATACTTTTCTTATAAATAAAGACGTTAACTTTATTAGGCAATCATTTCCTGATACTGACACAGCTCACTTTGGAAAACCTCAATATTATGCTGTCTTCGATGATACAACATTTATACTCGGCCCTACACCTGATACAG